TCAAGCTAAACAAAAAATTGTTAGCTTAACTATTTACAATATTCCAATCATTGATTGCGGAGGTTAAAAGGATTAGTATGAACCCACTAATCATCTATGCTGAAACAATCAAACGCGCAGAACTTTGGCGCAAGTGTAACGTCAGATCAGTGAACACTGCACCAATCTACGCCTCCCCAGAAACTCCAGATGTTTTCCGGGGACAGCGAGATAGGACAATCATTGTTGTAGGTCGCCCTCCAATTGTAGACCAGCTACATTATTGTGAAGGTAGGAACAATATCATTTTTGTAGAAGAAGATTGACATGACCATCAAAGTAACTGCTACTCGTAACGACAACAACTCTCTCCATCTCATCCGTATTGAGGTGACAGAGGAATCTATCTCTCTGTTCAAAGCCCTAGTAGATCGTGGCCTCAATTGTTGGGACAGCGCGCCCAAGGAATTGAAAGATCTAGGTGATATGCTAACCCATGAGCGAATCACTCAAGACCATACCTATACTCGAATCAACACGAAACAAAACACTGACTACTATTCTCCTGAAGACAAGGATATCATTCAACAGTTCATCATTGCTAATGGTCAGCAGGCTTGGATTGACCACCTGAATGCAGGCACAACCAATAAGGTACTTCAACGTACCGCTTAACTTGCTTCTCCAATTCTGGAGCACACATGCCGGAGGATTTCTTTTCATCCTATCTACAATACACATCAGACTCTGAACCTCCGGCAGTGTTCCAGCGTTGGTGTGCTATTGCAGGATTAGGTGCCCTACTTGGGCGACAATATTATTTTCAACACGGCTTTAAAACAATCTATCCGAATACATATTGCATGTTGATTGGTTCACCCGGCACCAGAAAATCAACATCGATTAAACTAATGCGATCCCTCCTACTCAAATCAGGGTACAATACAATAGCAGCTGAAAAGAGTACGAAAGAAAAGTTTATGCTTGATCTGGCTGGCGAATCTGGTCCAGGCGATGCAGCGAATGTTGATGATATTCTCGAACAGAATCTATTTGGAAAGGAAACAGGCGATGGAGATGCTAGAGAAATGTTTATCATGGCTGACGAGTTTAACGATTTTTTCGGCAATGGTAACCTTGAGTTTATCAGCTTATTGGGCACTCTTTGGGACTTTTCTGGTGTGTACCAAAACAGAATTAAAAATGGTAAAAGTGTTTCAATCAACGATCCTACTGTTAGCATTCTCGGTGGCAATACTCCTACTGGCTTCTCTCTTGCATTCCCCCCAGAAATTCTAGGTCAAGGTTTCTTCTCACGTATCCTTCTAATCTACGGTGAGCCTAATGGAAAACGAATTCCCTTTCCACCAATCCCAGATCCCAGTACAACTCAATCACTTGTCGAGCTTCTTAGAACGATTAAGTCCACAGTATTCGGACCAGCCCAGCTTACTGGAACAGCAAAGAAACTCCTTGCTGACATCTATATCCTCGATCCTAAAGTTGATGATGTTAGATTTGCAAGCTACTCAAACCGCAGGTTCGATCACCTCCTTAAGCTCTGTCTCATTGTTAGTGCAAATAGATTATCTGCAGAAATTACAGAGCGTGATGTTATCTATGCAAACACAATACTTAGCCACGCAGAGCAATTTATGCCGCGCGCCCTTGGAGAATTCGGAAAAGCCCGCAACTCGGATGTGACACATAAAGTTCTAGAAATCATCCACAATGCGCGAGGTGTTGTAAGATTAAAAGACATCTGGCGAGAAGTACATGCTGATCTGGAAAAGATTTCTCAGCTCCAAGATATTCTAGTTGGCTTGCAACAAGCTGATAAGATTCAAACGATTCCTGAAGTGGGAGGATTTCTCCCCTGTAAGAAAGCACTGGCTGCACTGCGGCCGGATATTTTTAATCCAAACTTGCTGACGCAAGAAGAAAGGGATATGAAGCGATGAACTATTTATGGCCACCTATTGGTAGACGTTCTTTGCTAGGTATAGATATCATTGAAGCCCCTACATATCCTAATTACGAATTGCCTAAAGAAGTGATTCCTGGCGTTCCTTGGCCTAAAGGATTTAGAGAAGACTTCATGAAATGGAGCAAAGAATTTCTAGGATATAACTGTGCTGTACCTTTAAATGTAGTTTATTTTTTAGGCACTAATAAAGCAATAGCAGACCCTAGAACTGTGGCTAAACTCATTCACTGTGCGATCTAAAGGAATCTAAATGAACGGCACCCCACAACTCCACTCTCCCAATATCGACACTGATATCTTTGTCGCTGTTGTCCTTCCCCACACTGATCCTGAAGTAGCTCCTACTCATGAAACTGTACGTTACGATCAGTTTGTTCGCTGGCTTTTCAAGCCTGGTACAGATCAAGTTATGGCATTGCATTGTGCCATTGGTCTAGCCGGAGAAGTTGGTGAGCTAGTTGAAGATCATAAGAATGCTTACGAAGAACTAGGTGATATTGAATTCTATCTTCAAGTTCTACGGAATCACTATGGTGTTTCTCGTGTTCATATTCTAGGATCACTCTATCCGAGTTTTGCTCCTGACTGTCTGGTATCGGATCGTCTGATCATTGCATGCGGAGAAATCTGTGATGTAATCAAGAGGGAATATATTTATGGAAAGCCTCGTGACATTGCAGCGTTGGTTGTAGCGTGTGCACGATTCGAGTATGCTCTAGAACTCTATCGCTACACATTCTGCTCATTCGGTAAATCATCTGAAGATCATCGTCAAGCAATCATCCAAGCAAACGCAGAAAAGCTAGGTCAGCGATATGTCAATCTCCGATACTCCGACACAGAAGCCATCGCGCGCGCCGATAAGAAAGAAAACAAATAGTCTTTTGAATGCGGCTGTACTTAAGGTAATGCTTTCAGCTATCGCAGAAACACCTCGGAGTAAAGATCAGATAGTTGAGATTACAGGGCTGCAAAGAACAACAGTATGCCGCTGGATGAACCTACTCGCTACACGAAAAGGTGATATTAAAAACCTGGTGTATATTGCAGAGTGGGGCAAGTCAGGACAGAAAGGTCATCCTGTTGCATTATGGAAACTGGGTTATGGAATGTACGATGCGCCTAAGCCAGCTCCTAAACCTATGAAAGACTCCTGCAGAGACTGGCGGCGGAAACAAAAGATTGGTACACGGATTATCCAAACCCCGAAAGGAATTATTCATGAGCTCAAATAAAGTACATGTAATGGTAGATATTGAAACACTAGACACAACTCCGAATGCTGTAGTTCTCAGTATTGGTGCAGTAACTATGCACAGAGAAGACCAGCAGACATTCTACGGAGAGTATAATCCTAGCACACAATATGAACGCACACAATCCCAATCAACTCTTGATTGGTGGACACACCAACCTATCAGCATGCCAAGAGGAGTAATCAATCTCTATACAGGATTAGAAGAATTCAGTTACTGGCTGCACTCTTTGCGCGCAGAACCAATTATTTGGTGCAAAGGCACAGATTTCGACACAGCTATTCTAACTCATGCGTACACTCAACATAAGCTAGCTGTACCCTGGAAATACAACAATGTACGAGATATGCGCACACTGAAGAAACTACATCCACAACTTAATTATCTGCAAAATCCTGTTCCTCATCATGCTCTACAAGATGCAATCAATCAAGCCACACATCTGGCACAGATCTTTGCATACAATCAATACCTACAGTGGGAGTAATACATGAGCACAAGTGATAAACCTTTCCAGGTACAGTCTCTGCCGCCGAATGCGAAACTCAAGTACGAACTTTTTCAGGATGAGATCATCGCACTGAATCGAGAAGTAGCTTTCCATCCAGCTCTCTGTACCATCCTAGAGAATCAGCCACAAAAGGATGTATATATCCGGCTCCTTGAAATCGCAACTTACGCGAATGTTCTTGTGGTAGCTGAGGTTCACACTCTTAAAGATGTTCTATTCCTCTGTGAGCAGCTTACCAAAGCATTATATGAAAAACGAACACAGATTGTGATTCCATTCAAAGGTGAGTAATCAGCAGGCAAAAGAAAACCCCCTCAGGAGAAATCCTTTGGGGGCTTTTTTATGTCTGGAATTTTTATCCGACTCTTGCTCCAATACTGATCGAAATCTTATTTGATATAAAGTCAGATACTGGCTCTCCTGACCAGCGAAGTGCAATTGCACGCCCAGTCATATTGTATGCAGCATTCTCAATAGTGATAGAATAAGCCTGCGGAAATGTGCGGGTGAAGTTTAAGTCTTGTCCTGAGATAGTGTACGATCCAGAATTCGCTGCAAAGCTAATGGCTCGTAAAACATTTGATCCACTGAATACATAACTTCCTGGGTCAAGAGCTAGAACTGTTACACCTGGCTGTTCGTATGTAAGAGTTACAGCCTGACCTGCCCAAGAATAGGAGCTTGAGTTTAAAGCAACAAGACGAGTAGCTAGAGTTGTAACTGCTTGGCCGCTGATAGAATAAGAACCGGGGTCTAGAGTAATTACATAGCCTCCAGCAGCTACTGTTGAAAAATCTTCAAAAGTAGTTGTAGTGTCCGAATTACTACCAATGCCGTGAGCTACTGCTGTCGACTGAAAAGAATCTGTAATTGGACCAACTTTGCTAACACCGTTTACTAAAAGCTCAATGGAGTTTCCATTTGCCTCTACTGTAATAAGATGTGTTCCCGCTGCTAATGTTCCCGAGCCCGTGGATCCCACTTGTGTGAAACCACCTGATACTCGTTTAAAAAGACGAGGGCCGTCGCCTGAGCCAACAACAGCAATCCAATAATTGCCATCGTCTACAAAGCGAAATGGGATCCAAATATCGGATGAAGCTCCAGTAACACAAGTAACGTTAAGTTCAACATTTGAAAGTGTATCCGTCAATACAGCTAACGCCTGAGCTCCGCCAGTACTTTTAGCTTTATTGCTAGATATCTGAAAAACTGAGCTACGATCATTCCAGGCACTACCGCCATCGCTTGGAGTCCCAAGCCCTCCTGCTCCAGTATCCGCTCTATTGAAGTTGTCGCTTCGTGCCATGATTACACCGTAATTGTGGGAGCGTCAAAGAAGAACGAATACGCAGTATAAGAACGTTGCACCTGACCGCGGGCATTTAAGTGCAGGTTATCTGCCTCAAAATATGTCGGGAATGCAGGCTCAATTTGTTTAACAAGAAGGCCACCAGTTGTATCTGCTACTGCTTGCTTTGCTGCGGTTACTGCGGAATTGAACCTAGGACTCCCTGTAGGAATATCCGTGAGCACTCCACGATAAGGCATGATCCCATTAATCTCAATAGCATCAACAATAGCTTGCATGGGTATTTGATACTGAGATTGAGTATCCGCCGAGTCAGCTTCTCCTTGGCTCCACAGCCAGAATGTTTTCAGATTATCAATAACTACACTGTTACTAGCAAGCCATGCATCTTGGGCCGCACGACTTGTAAGTCCATCTAACCACCTAGCTGCGGAGGGGGGCTCAAACAAGTCAATGGACGTTCCGCCAAATGCGTTCTTATCCATATAAAGAATTCCGCTAGATGTCTCCCTCATCCAGCGAACTGCCATGCCAAACTCAGGCCCGAGTAAAGTAGGATCGGTACCTGTGTTTGACCCTGGCACATATGTAGCGTACGCTGTGCCATTCCAAAACATTACACGAGGAAAAGTGTAGGTACCATTATCCCAGTCTACTAATGTAGGATCAGCAGTAATTGCTGCAATGCCACTCCGGAGGGCAGCGCCCTGAGCATTGCTCTGCCCCCAGAAAGACATTCTAGCATTACCAGTAGGTACCGCTGCCCATCCAATATATAATGTATTGTTTGCCATTTCAGGTCAGCGTAAACAAGCCGCCGGCTCCAATGTCCGCAGTAAAAGTCTCACCGTTCAACAGAGTGATACTAGAACCATAATCCCAATAAGCCACAAGCGGAGAAGTAGAAGCAGTACCCGTGCTCTTATACATAATCACATAACGGAACGGACCAATAGATCCACCAGATGCAGTAAACACACTGTCAGTTGCAGTGATAGTAGTCACTCCACCAGAACGAGATACAGAGATGCTAAGAGTATTACCGCCAGCGGTATAACCATTACCTGCACCAATCTCAGTGATATCATTAAAGAAATCACCAGTTGCAGCATTGGGCGCAGTATTTGTAAGCGCCAGCTTAATGGTATCAGTGTTCCAATCCACCGGAGTGGTAAGTTGGATTTCAGTGAAAGCCTCAAATTTCACATAAGCAGCCATGAAGGATTCTCCTTAATCTATCGATGTGGGTACAAATTACCAACCAGCAACAATGTCACTAGCAGTTGTGCCAGTGGCTAAAACTTTATCACCTTGAATTGGATGCCAGCCAACTGCAAGTCCAGTGAAAGTAATGTTGTTACCTCCACCATACATACGCACAGCTACATCTCCAGACACCCCAACATACAAACACCTAAACGGCGTAAGTACATTCGTGTCATTAGGAGTTACAGCTAGGGCAAATTTAATCGGATCACTAGTATTACTCATCACCACTTTCTCCTATTCTCCGCCGCCCATAAGAAGTTGTATCTTATAGGAGTACGGATTGTTTAAAGATTCTGCAAGCTTTTCAGCCTGCGCTGTGTTTGCATTCTTATACATCTCCATCATCCACTTATTGAACTGTTTCTGCTTGCCGCCGAGTTTTGCATACTCTTCAGCAAACTGATTGATCTGTTCATCGGTGGGTTGGTTTCCCTGGATAAGAGTGCCCTTAACTTTCTCACCTAGACTCAGCAACTTTTCCCGGCGCCTTGCTTCGTAAGTTCTCACTCGAAACATTGCATCATTCACAATTGCTTCGTCCATTGGCCTACCACCAGCAAGACGCGTAAGTGTAGCAAGGCTCATCAAATCATTTTGATAGAGGATAGTTCCCTTGTTAGATGTGGAATATGCCATACCTTCAGGACCAAAGGCTTGAACAGTTTGAGCTAAACCTGCGAGTGGGCGGTTGATACCATTGTGCTCCACACCTTGCAGGAAAGTCTCCCACACATCTCCGCCGCCAGCAATTCTCTTAGAGGTCTCATAGATCGAACCAAAGAACTTCCCCCAACCAGCGACGATCGGAGTTTCCTGTAAGCTCGTGGGAAGAATAGTCAGATGTCGTGGATTGACATCGCCGCGAGAGTAGATGTTGGTATCGAGAAGGGTTGAGGGAATTCCATATAGGATGAAATCTCCTGCAGTTCTTCCAACTGCTCCATATGTGATATCGTACAAATCCTTGTGCGCATCATTGCCACCGAGCTGTCCAATGATGTGGACATTGATTGCCTGGAATCCCGGGAGAGATTGGTAGCCATACAGAGTTGATTGCAGGCCAGCCAACATAGCAAGATCTTTCGCTTTACCTTCTGCAGTAAAACGAAGAAGCTGTTGGATGAGGTTGAATTGATAAGATTGGAAGAGCGAGATTGCCTGACCAATAGGACCTTGGAAAATCAAGGGCCGCTGGCTAGCAACAATGTTCCCTTCCACCCGATTCACAAATGTATTGATATAAGTGCGAGCAGTCGCATCATCCATCAATCCATGCTTTACTGCAATGGATGTAATCTGATCCATCACATTGGCGGAAATGAATCTGTTAAACTCTTCTGCGAAAGTATTGCCAGTCAGCTTTTCTGCAGTGTCGAGTTTCTCAGATGTAAGCTCTTTAGCTCTGGCAAACCCACGTGCCATCCGAGTATCAAGTTCCGCAGCAGACTCAGTTCCTTTCAGGGTGAAATCATCCACCAGCATTTTAAGCTGCTCTGCACGATCTTTAATGATCTGCATATCACGGTATTTAGCCATGAGCGGACCGTAGTCGGATAAAACAGTGTTGCCTTTTGCATCCAGTTTATACACTGGACCTGCATCTGTCATCCGCACAACCACCGGCTGTTTCGCATCTTTCCAGAAATTCGTAATAGCCTGAGCCAGAAGTTTCGTGGGAGACAGAACTTCAGCATCTACGCCGGGAAGCTTGATCTTTGCAAGAGCTGACAGATCACCAGCAACCGCCTGATTGCCCTCTCGAATCGCACGAGTCAACAATCCCATCTCAGTTCCACGCAGGACATTAGATCCAATAACGTTGTTCAGTGCGTTAAGAGGATCAAGGCCAAGAGTGAAGCGAGAGAGAATTGCATTAGCTCCACGAACAAAGCGAGTCAATGCTCCACGCGGCGCTGTGTGATTTACAAGTGCCTGCATTGCAGCATCATAGTAAGCTGGCTGAATACCATATTCTGCTGTCAGGGCATTGATTCGATCAAGCTCGCCTGGAGATTTAATCTCATCGAATGTACGAGTAATGGATGCCCAGGCTTTAGACACCGCAGTATCCAGAAGCTTATTAGCTCCATAGACTAGCGGGTGCTCATTGATCTTGGAAATATCCAGAGCTGTCTTAATCTGATTGAAGTACGGATTCTTAGATTGTGCTTCAATCATGTCCGCGCGGGATGCGAACTTAGAGGTCTCCACCAGAGAATACTGGCGGCCTAGATCTTCCAGGAGAGCAAACTGAGGCTCGTAATTCAGGCGAACTGATTCGTAAACCAGAGTATCTGATTCCCGATAGTGCTGCTGCAGAATGTCATCAGCGATTTTCTGGGGATCAGACTTCGGGAAGAAGTTCGAGAACACGCCATTGTTAGCCAGCTCTGAATCTAGATAGTTCTCATTCAGAGTGCGCTGATAATCATACTCATCGCGGGCTTTGAAGTAATCTTCAGTATCCCGCTTATAGATCACCTTGTATTGTGGCGGCACACGTTCAGCAAGCTGAGCGAGTTCTTTCTCAGATGCTGCATGAATCATTGTCATGTGGCCCGTACCAGTGACACGAGGATCTTTGACAAATGCGAAGTGTGCATACTGTTTAAGGTCAGGACGGATAGGACGGAAAACTTCCGGGTCCTTATTATCTACCTTACCTTGCGCTGCACGAATCTCACGGAAGTTTTGAGTCCTGAGGCCAGAAGCTGCAATGTGTGCACGAATGAATTCAGCAGTCTCAACATTACGGATGTTGAAAGCATTCACACCATCTTCGGCTGCTTCCCAATTGATTTCCTCTTCACCTGCTTTATTCCGCTTAACCAGTTTCTTATCAATCAGAACCTGCGTACCATCTTCAGCTTCCCGAAGATAGAACTGTTTACCAGTGCGAGTGATCTTCTGATTCAGCCCCTCAAATTCAAAGACAGCCTCAGTCTTTCCCGCCATCCGAGTCATAGCAGGAGCAAGTGTGTCATTTAGATTCTTACGGAAATCTTGTTTAATTGCTCGAACAATGGATCCGATAAAGCTCATCGAAGATCCAACAGTTCCGTAAGCAGAGGAGTCGTTGGAGAAAAGACCCGCTGAAGGATCATCACGAGTAGCAGTTACAAGCTTATTTTTCTTTAGTGCAGGCAGTTGTTCAGCCCAGCCGCCCAGAACTTTTGCTGCGGCCCGCTGCGCAGATTCAACATAGATCTTTTCCATGGCCGCATAATGAGCAATACCATCAAGGACATTCTCATTCAGGGCAGCAATATCTTTCGACTGCTCGTAGACTACTTTCGCGTATTTCGGAAGGAACTGCACAGGAGTTGCAGCCTCAGGAGTTGTCAGAGAGAGCCCACGAGCTGAGAGTTGATTCTGGTATTTCCTACCTGCTGCCGACATTGCAAACAGATCATCAGCCTCTACGCCGGAAGGGTTACCATCCAGGTAGTTTTTCCTTACATCTGCGATAATTCCAATGGCTCCATCTTGAGCTTGAGCTTTCGGAATCAGCCCAGGCTCTTTTCCTTTCTTAGCCTTACCCTTCTTGGTGAGGAATGAGCGACCAAAATGTTCAATCGTCTCATTCTTCGACTGCTTGATAATCTTATAGAGTTCCTCTAAGGAAGTTACAGGATCAATAGAAACAGTCGGACCCTCTCCGGAAACGATTTTGATATCTGTCCTGCCATCTGCATATGCTCGCTGTAACATAGGAAGATCATGACGATCAATCACAGCATTTTCTGGAATCTCTTTCAACATCCCAGAACTGCGAGCGGCCCAGATATGGCGAGCTTCAGCTTCTTCTACAGCTTTAGCTCCTTTAAGTTTCAGAGCACTCCAACGATTGGTAGCCTCAAACTTTTGCTTGAATCCAAAAGATTCCCGAATAGCTGCACGCACCTTATCCGGCGTAGCATAACGATCAGCAAAACTAAGATAAGCTCCGGGAGAATCGAACACGCCACCTGAATCATCACCTTGAAGTTTGATGAAACGGATAGCAATAGGATTCTCAACGGCTTCGCCTTTAGCGAGAGCTTTAGCTTGTGCAAGTTCCAAAGGATGTTGGTCACCTGCACGTAGAATCTTAATTGCACCTGACGCGGACTCATAAGTTTGTTGCGCAAACCCAGGAACCAGGCGGCCATCTTTAATCACAGGTGACATTAGATTGGCAACAGTGTTACCAAGCTGAGAATCTGTGGAAAGATTATTCCAAGCAGTCCGCTGATCTAGAGCATTGGCTTGGATCTTTTGCTCGTACAGAGTTTTGGTGGCAGCAAAGTTATTTTCAATAAGTGTGCCATCAGCGGCCCTGAGAGTAATAGGAACCGCTGCCATCTCAGAATCAAAGCTGAGTTGCACCAGACGGTTTGCATCCGGAGAAGCTACAGAGAATTGTACCCGCTCCTGGAAAGGCCGACGCAGAACTTCTTCTTCCCGGATTGCAGTTTTAAGTTGCCCCCGCAATCTTGCTGCGCCAAAAACTCCTGCAACTCCGCCGCCTAGCAAGCCGCCGATTGCGATATTCTGTGCAATATCCCAGCCATCTTGCTGCTGCAAAATAGGAGAGCGGAACATGGTAGCTTGTACCATAGTTTCAAAAGCTGCCGCTTCCATCACATTCTGCCAGAGTCCAGCACCAATGGCTTTAGTGGTATTCGCATTCACCAGATTGAGAGTGGTGGTGGATGCAGTGATGTCTTTCATTGCGAGAGACATGAACTCATCAGTTTTCGGCACCAACAAACCTAATGCGCGCCCAGTAGTTCCACCAACCTTGCCAGTATTAATCGCAGTCTTCAGTGCAATCTGGCCTGCATTGAATACACGAATGCCACCCAATCCAGGAACGATTGCACCCAGAATGAAGCCGGTAACATCCGCAGACTCTTGGTTGACTCGGTAGTAGTTACCCAAATCAGTGTCAAGTTCTGTAATCCAGTCCGCCGTATCTCGCTCCTGAATACCAGGATCAAAGAACTGTCCTACATATGCACCAGTGTTGTAGAAAGAGTTGATTCCAGAAAGACCAGAAACCGCAATAAAGCGGCCCATATCCTGAAGTTTCTCTCCCCAGCTAAGTGGATTAGTCCAGCTTACGCCGCCATTGGAAATGTTATGGAGGTCTGCAATCTGGAAAGGAAGGGACGGAGAATCACCATCCTCTTCTTCAACAGGTGCAGGAGTGGATTGAGGAGGACGAACAAATGTGAATAGATCACTCATTTTTATTCCTTATTCATTCGACCAAGGAATCCGGCAGGAACATTACGCTGGCTCAACTTTTCATTAAATGCGTCAATTCGCAATTGTCGAGCCATAGCATTTGCAACTGACGGAAAGTCAGTCAAGTTGACAACCTCTCCGTTGATCTTAACCTTGTATTGTCCAGCATTCGGAGGAAGCGAAATACCAAAGCGACGCCAATCTGTAGCTGCTCTATTAATAGCACCCGCTCGAGTATAGATATTGGTAAGATCTGCTGCAGCTTGAATAGAAGTAATCTTACCTTCTTTAACTGCACCAAGCGCCAGTTTATAGACAACACTCGGATCGGCTAAACTCACACCAGATTCAATGGCAGGATTCAACACCAACTTTGTGATCGGATAATTCTGGAAAGTAGAAATCCCGGGAGCTTTTGAGGATCCAATGTATGCGCTCAGATCACCCACATAGAATGGATTATCAGGATTGTTTCCAACAAAAGCAAGCTGCCGTTGAATGAGCTGATTAGTCTGATCTGCAACTACACGGCGAGCCTTAGCTCCAGTCTTGTCGTCATCCAAACCTTCCTTGGTACGAACAGCTTTATCCCCCAGAACTTTAGTAGCCTCAGCAAGAACATCAGCAACCTTACGCTGGTTAGCATTAAGGTTTTCCAGAAGAGTAGGATCCTTAGAAAGAATGGCCGCTGACTCTCCTGGGGAATATCCTAAAATTGCCTGGCCGCTGCGAAGATAAATTTCTCCTTTGTCGTAGTAGTCCTTGTATTCATCTCGCACGCCGCCCATTGCTCGAACTTTATCTTTGATCTGTTGGGCAGATTCAGGAAGAACTCCACGAGATTCTTGGCCAGCCCGAATGGTGGCAACCATACGTTCTTCAAACTGTCTATCATCTTCATCTTTCCGGCGCGCTGCAGTGTCACGGGCACGGTCCCGCTCGGCTGCTTCTAATCCAAGCTGAAATTGAGCTTCAGCTCTTTCAACTCCATAAATAGAAGTTGCAAGTTGCAGCATCCTGTCATCTGCATTAGCTGCTGCTTCTACACCGCCAAGGTTTAATTTAATCCCCTCGATCGCTAAATTAGCCCGCTGCCCTTCAGCAGTCAAACGAATCTGATCGTTCTCAGCTTGGATACCAACCTGAGTAATGGTGCGAGCAAGAGCCTTACTCTTTTCGCCCACTTGTCCAATCTGGGATGCCACACTTTGAGCAGCGGCCTGCACAACTTGAAGCTGACCCATAGCTCCCTGAAGTTTTTCCTGATTATTGTTCCAGTCAACTTGAGCTTTAATCCAAGTAATAGGATCATCAATCAGACGAGTTTCTTGCTCTTTACGAACAGTCTGAGTTAGGCCAACCACCTCATCAGCAACTCGGGTAGTTTCCCCAAGAAGCTTACTGAGAGTTTCCATGCCACGATTGCCAGAAATAATCTGGGTGGCCTGATCCTGCGCAGCCATTTGAGCACTGCGTTCTGCAGAAACTTGAATCTGCCTAGCAGCAGCCACATCCCGAACAAGATCAACTTGTTCAGAAATCAGATCAGTAGTCTGAGTAGCTGCTCTTGTTCTGGCTGCAGCTAATGAACCTGTGGACTGAACTGCATTACCAGTTAATCCACGAATCAGTTCAATTACCGGATTGGGTTCGGCCATAAGAATCTCCAAGCGAGAGGATGGCACCAATGAGGAAACAGATTGGCTGGCCCAGATAGATTGTCAAAGCGCCCAGAAGATTCCAGCCGCGGCCAGTAATCATCTTATAGCGACCCAGAACAATAGGAGCCAGAATAGAAGAAAGCCGCTCAGAGCGTTGCATGAGAGGAACCACAGAAGTAGCCCAGCTCCAATAACCACGCTTCGTAAATTCCGGGGTAGCTTCAAAATGTGCATGGCCTGCAGCATATAGCTCTTGCGGAAGTTTCCCTTGGCGCGCCAGCTCGGTACAGATCACAGACATCTTTTTCTTAGAAGACTGTCCAGATTCCTGAGTTTCCTGCAGTGGTGCGGTAACTGCTGCAAGTTCCGCAATCACTTTAGCCATGAAATCTTGAGACTGCAGAGTTGCAGCGGAGCTAGAATTTCCCCCAGCAAGATTCTGTCCAGAAAGAAGCTGCGCCAATCCGTTATCTGCGGATAGCGCATTCTGAATCATGCGAAGCTGAGCCTCTTCTGAAAGAACTCGCTGAGAAGTTTTACTCCCCGATCCCGACATAGAAGTGGTGCCGGGGAGCAGCGCCCCAAGATCTAAAGAGGCGTTAAAATTTGTTGCCATAATCTATTCTCCTGAAGAATCTTTGCCATCAGCCTTATCCGTAACTTTTTCTCCTTGATTTCTCAGGAGCTTATCACGGATAAGAACAAAAATGTTTAAACATACATATACAATACTAGCAAATGTAAACACATCTGACAGTGTCACACCTCCGAAAAATCCTAGCCAAGCTGCAAATAGTTTGGCCAACATTCCTTCAATAGAGGAATCATGAGGCGATAAACGTCCCACAATTGTTTCCTTAAGTGATAGTTTAGAGTGCAAATGCTCGGACATATCGGTGATACTTCCGGTGATTATAAATAGGATACAGGAAATAGGTTAGATAAACAGTAGGGATACTGTCAGACACCTATCGCCCACCAGTTAAATGATCTAGCGGCCACTGCTGCGTTTACTAATTCGAATTGTGCAGTTGTAATGTTATTTACTGACCATCCTAAGACTGAAGTTCCGCGGGCTTGCACAAATACACCTAGCACTTGAGTGGGGAAGCCTACATTAAAAGGTACAACAACTGTGGCTGCAGAACCTACTCCAGTTACTAGGCCACCCTGGATAAGAATTCCGCCAACTGTTTGGAACCACTGGCTCTCTCCCTGGAACTGTGTGATACCAATAGAATCAGCTAGATCCCGTAAAGTAGGATCAATGAAAGGTGATACAGCATTTGTTCCCTGTGTCATCGCTCCCCTCCAGGTACAAATTTAAGCTGCAGAGTGTTAATGGAGAAAGCACCCTTGATTAGAATCGAGTGGTTCTGAGCTGTGTGGTGACAGTTATAAACTGCCAAGCCGCCATTGATTGATCGAGCAGTCAAGGGAATAGGAGCATCAAAATTGCGACCATCTGTGCTAGGGATGAGAGCAAGAGAGAAATTAGGAGAAGGAATAATCGCAGTGTTTTGTGGTCCTTCAATTTCAATCTCCTCCATCTGCATCATACGGGAGCGAACATACTGGAACTTGCCTAGGAGAATTACAGAAGCTGCAGGAAAGTCAGTATCGTAGACATTAAAAGAGAGTTGATAGCCTACAGAACCTTGATCGGTACCAAAGATGTACAAGCTATTGAGATCTGTGTACACGTCTCCTTGCACCTTAAGTTTTCCATATCTTGCCAAGCCTGTATCGTATACAAGAAAATAAGAGTTAGTACCAGTCGTGTATTTAACTAGTACGTATTTATCAAGAAGATATGTAAGTTTTTTGGTGGAAGTTACATTACCAGTTGAGAATGTGTTGGCGATATAATCTAGTTCCTCAACTTTTTTAGTTTTTTCCAAAAAGCTTGAGATATCAGAGGCAATAAGTTGTGCTTGTTGTCCTGAGATTATACGAACATTAGAAGTTGAGTCGATAGCATATTGTGTGCTACTCCGGCTCTCTCCAAATGCTTGGTAAGAAAAATCATACCCGCCGCTGTCTTTTACTGGAGTGAACTTGAACGGATACCGAGCATTGCCTGTGTACTGTCCATAGACAATTCCAGACTCTGTGTACATATAGAAACCATTTGCAGCTTCTTTAACAAACTTAACTCTTAGATTAAGATCGTTAGGAAAAATCTGCCCGGCTCCGTTAATGAGTGAAGAAGTGAAATCAGTGATTGTAAGAAGCGAGGACCACATAACGAGGCCAGACTTCAATACAACCAACAAATAGTTGGCACAGGACCAAATACAGACAACATCACTAAGAGTAGCAATACCTACAATACTACCGGAAATATTAGTGAAATTAAGTACATCGCTACCAGGGTTATCTACAGTGTAGAAGGCACCATCAGAGTATACATAAGTTGCATTTCGTACACGGGTGGTAGAAAGGAACTCCCCCACTGGAAAGGGCATAGCTCCAGTTGCGTAAGTCCAAGCAAAAATCCCAGTTGTAAAGCTAGAAGCAACAACGTCCCTGTTAGAAAAACTAGCTTGGCTACGAAATAAACAGAGGAATCTACGAATGTCTCCAGTGAGAGCACTTGCCACATATAAGTATGCAGACCCCCTAACAATTGCAGATCCTGTACCTCCAGAAGTTGGCCCGGGGGCAGGAAGGGCGGCTAAGGTTTTGTAGCCTACGCTCTGATATCCATTAGGCGTGGGCATAACATTCTCCAGATACAATGCCTGAGGAATGCCTGCATCTTTCTGTTCCCCCTGTGGGTCAACTCGTCTATCAAAGTTCTGATCTGGCCCCGGAACAATTACAGTTCTACCACCGTCCGCAATTGTCATTGGGAACGTAGCAGAGCTAAGATTAGCGCGATATGCGATCTGTCCCATAGACAATGCCAATTAGTTGGAGATTAAATGTCACTACTGAAAAACTTTTGCCATAGTTGGGACTGCTGTGTAAGTAACAGTTACTGATTTCCCTGGCAGCAGCTGTACTGATTGACCAGTAGCCGTGGCAATATTTACACCGCCGATAGTAATTGCACTCACAGTTCCTCCAGTAATATAAACAGATTCAGGTCTGGAGCCTGCAGTGTAAGTAAATGGAGATGCTCCTACAGTAATACTGGCAGCAGTACCTCTAGACGTATCTCCGCGGTTTCCTTCAATTTCGCTGCCTGCGCCGTAAGATCCACCGATAGGAGTACCACCTCCAAGTGCAGTTAGATCGTTGCCGGTCAAAGTTACATTAGTAGGAGTGCCTGTAGAAGTAATGCCACCATTGGTAAACTGTGCAATGGCCATATCTTTGACTTCAACGATATTGGCTGTCGCTCCGACAATAGTAATGCCAGCAGTAAACATTGGAGCAAGCGTACCAATATTACCTGGACCGTGTACTTTAACATTTACGCCTTCAATTAACCAACGACCTTCAGTAGTCCAGGGGCCATTAAATGTGACATTAGAAACTCCAGCAGCAACTCTAACAGCAGATTGCCCCGCGGCCGCTCCCCACCAACCATCTTGAAATTGAATTAGAGACCCGCGGTTTAATGTAACTCCATTACAGGTTGCACCAGACAACTCCATGTTGAGATTAGTGAAAAAGAAATTCACACCTCCATTTGCTGGATCACTGTCAAGATACACACCATTCTGGCCTACGCTAGTAACAATCTCTGCATTTACAATAAAATGACCGTTGGTGTAATCAGAAAAATGCAAACCGTTGCCCTCAAAACCGAGGACATAGGTATTCATAATGCGGATATCTGCAGTTAGATTTCCTGCGGCGCCTACCGTAAAAATACCGTTACCTTTGATGCCGCGAATCCAGCTATCATAGATGTTGCTGAAAGATACGCGGTCAAAAAGAATTCCACCGAAGATACGATAGTTTGGGCCATCTTGCCCATAGACTTCGCAATTCAGAATATTGATAAAGCCCGCATAACGAGCTTCAATACCATAAGCTGAAGTCCAGTTAGCTGCGCCTGCCCGTGGAATGCATTGAAGACTTTCTAAAGTAGCTCTAGTAACTCTATTGATAAGCGTACCATCGCCAATACGAATGAATGGCGTGTTGTCTGTATGCTGAATAAGAGTTACATTTCCAAACTGCTCTCCAACCAATGTAATGCCGGATGTGATAATACTTAGAGCTGCTGTGATCTTATAATTGCCCTTAGGAAAAAGCAGCGCCTGGCCAGCAGAAGAATTGATAGCAAGTTGAATTGCAGCAGTGTCATCAACAATACCATCACCAACCGCACCATAATCTGTAACGCTTACATATTCACGAAATTTTGCTTGAATAGTTCTAGAAATTGCGCCAACGCCGCCTGCATTGTACCCAACAAGAGAAGCTCCGCTGGGTGCTGCAAACGCTGCAAGAACTGCCGCACTTAGAACTGTGATTTGAGGATTCCAAATAGATGCAGTCATTTCAACTCCTCAGTACCCGTAAGATTGAATATTAGACATACGAACCTCTGCTGCCTGAACAGCAGCTAGTTGGGTATATGCAGCAAATTTTTCTGTGTCGCCGATTGCTTTAAATACAGTAGCGGCTGCATCAAAGACAATAGCGTAAGGATGATCCAAGGCGATCCAAGAATTGTATCCAGATTCAGTGATATCTGGATTGTCGTATCTGCCTACAATGCAATATTGGAGAGCAGTAGAAGATCGAATCTGAACAACAGCCCCTGCCACATAACAGACATTCTCCTGGTTCCGTCCGAATTGATCCAGGACAGTTTCAGGAGTAATAAAGGTTAAAAATTCACCTTGCTCTGTTCCAGTAGAATCAGTTTTACGAATATACTTAAGAGCGCGCCAACGCGGGAAAAGTGATCTATATTCAATCTGCTGGGTATATTCAGCAGTTAAAAAAGACACTCCTTGCTCTACAATATCCTTGTAAAAATAATCTAGCTGGTGCAACTTTAAAGTAGCTGACCGAATAGCGGTAAGAGTCTCAGCCACCAAGCTGGGACGATTGGTGAGATTATAGACTTCTTGCCGTAGTTCGGTCAGCGTCATGATAACAGATTAGGTTAAGTAGCAGGAGTGAGCTTAGCTGCAGCGCTCATGAGAGATGCAACAGACGGACCACCAATAGTTACCGGAGCAATATCAGTGGTCGAAGCTGCCCTCAGCGGACCTTGCTTAGATTCCCCCATGTTATTGGAAGGATCAATCATCTTAGCCTGCTCAGCCAAGAATTCAGCAAACATCTTCTTACGCAAAGCAAGCATCGGATTCTCTTGTTCCGCGGTCACAGTGCGAGCTTCTGGATCAATATAGATATTGCCAGAATACTCGTTACGAGCAATTGCACGATCAAGATAGCTAATCACGCTTTCATCTCCGGTGATATAAATCCCGCCCTTGAAATCCAGACGAGTACCATCCGGAAGAATGATGTTACAGAACTTGATCGTACTTTTATACAGTCGCTTATCAGCAACTTGGGTTTCAGCGATTTCAGACATTGGATAACTCCTGAGGTAGGCGGCAGGGTTTTATTACTCAGACCCCACCAAAACTGAGTTCCCTCAGGAGGAATTAGGCAGCCGTACTAACTGCTCGAATACCAGTTCCACCAGGACCAGGATTAACTCCTGCGGCGGCTCCAGTAATTCGATCAGCAGCTTGGATTGCACCAGTAGTTGCGTTAGGAAGAGTGATCTGGTTATTCCCATCGGGAGTCAGCACGTTGTTGGCGCCATTGTATCGAACTGTAATCGACGAAATATAGCCAACATCAGTACTGACCATCCCAACCGGATTAAGTTGAAGGATGGTCATAAGTACTCCAGATTAACCAGCAGCCGCAGCAGTCAGATTGGTGATGATTGCGTTAGCAGGCGGGTTTTTAATCACACAAGTGAGTTCCGTAGTAAGAGTGCCACCAACAGCATCAATGCCGTTATCAACTTTCTGGCCGCCCAGATTGAACTCATCGCGGCTAGTCTTACGACCAGACAGATAAGCAACACGGAAGGTAGAAAGATCCACTGCCATTGCATACTTGGACCAGTCAGCATTGCTATTAAACAGCGGATGTTCAATCATGTTGAACGAACCGCGAGCAATGTTGAACGAACCAAACTGCAGACCGTAGTTGGTTTGACCGTTCTGAATGTAATACGTACCATTCAGTCTGCCGATGTTGTTGATAACTTTCCGGGCACCGCCGCCAACGAAAAGAACTCGCTGGTTACCAACCTTCGGATCAGTTGCTTGGTTGAACACGCCATCCAGAGCAGCTTCAAGTTGGGTAAAGTTCGTGGTGGCGCCAGCAACCGTATAGTTAACTGCACCACCAAAACTAGCCGGGTAGTAAGCAGCATTCCGAACAATGTTCCAGAAACCGTCCATGGTACGGAACGGTTGGCCATTTCGCGTACCTTGAGACTTAGCACCAAAGAACAACGCTTTCTCAATATCAGCGGCATGGAACGAAGCGCAGTCCATCCGGTTTTCTGCAACAGTCGTATCACCAGCAATCACTTGCGTAGATTGTGCCGAACCACTCAGAGCCCAGGTATTACGGAAAATCTGGGTAAGGTTGGTAATACGAACCGGGTTGATTTGCAGAGCATTCGGACGAACCGAACTTTCTTCAAATGCATTACCAACTTGGTACAAATTCACGTTATCCGCAATAGCGCCAGCCGTAGTACCAATGCCACGAGTAACTGCAACTTGAGTGGGAGTAACAATGGAATTGATCAGAACAACTTCACCAGTGCTCTCCGCACGCATCAGCATGCCAGGCAAAAGATCTGCAGTGCTTGCAACAGTGAAAATATTGGTACCGGCATCCGCAACTGCTGCATCCAGATTCATCAAAGGGAACAGCATGGTCTTAGTGAAGAAGCCGTGCTCAACTTGAACAGCAGTTTCTTCAGGAAGCATACTAGTCATACCAAACAACGGAGCCTGACCATTCGGCATAAGCCGAGTGATAGAACTCGCAAAACTAGGCTTGACTAGATTAGGAGTAAGTGCAACACCAGAGGTGTTAAAAATACCAGTCGTCATTTAGATTCTCCAGAGATTAAAAAAATCAGTAAAACTTACATCACACGCCAGCGGTACTGACGATTAGCGCCAGAGTCAGGCAGGCGGGTGACAACAATCATAGACCAAGAACTTGCAGGAGTAGTGGCCCGACCAGAGAGCAGTACGTTTGCATCACCAGCTACATAAGTGCCAGCAAACGCGTCTTGAATAGACACCATAAACATAAAACCATCGCCAACATCCATCTCCGGGAATGCAGCAGTAATCTGTGCGCCCGTCGGAGTAGTAATGTTTCGGCCAGCACTGAATCCGGTGAAATTAACACCGCCACGTTGCATTTCGCTGGTAACAATTGTAACGTTAGTATCTTCAGTACGCTCGTTGATAGTGACATTGCCGAGCATTCCAGATGCAGCAGGTGCAGGAATGGGCAAACCAGGCGATTGAATTAGAGCACGATTGTAACCCATGATGGGATTCTCCTAAAAGATTAAGAACGATTAGAAACAGAAGAAGGGGTAGGAAGAGCAAACCAATCATCCCAGCTTTCGTTCCCTGCTCCAGTTTGAGCTGTTTGGGAAGCAGCAAGAGCTGCAGCTTTAGGATCAGAGGAAAATACGCCTGCAGCTTCTTTAAAATAATCTCGAGCCATTTGGCTAATCTCAGCCGCACTAGCTTGAGGATACTTTGCTTGAAGTTGCTGTTGAACCGCACCAACGATAGGTGCAACTTTGGGATCTTTAAATGCCGGGTTGTCCGACAGAAGAGATTCGCGAGCAGCTTGACCTTTCACAAGGCCAGGAATCTGAGCAGCAAATCGCTCAGTAGCTTGCTCAACGGCTCGTTCAACAAGTTTCTGAGACACAACCACAGATTGGCCGTAAACTTGTTGAGCTGTCTGATTCATCAAAGCTAAGGTAGCTTCCACTGCTTCAGCGCCGCCAGATTGGAGTTTCGTAATCAACTCTGGATTTAGAGCCTTACGAAAATCCACTTTTCCTGCAGCTTCAAGCATTTTCTCCGGAGTCAATTGATTGCTCGGAGTCTGGTCGCCTTGCTTACTTTGGTCAGGTTCAGCAGGATCCCACAGCTTGCTAAACTTGTCAGGCGGGGATTGGTCGCCAGGCTTGTTTCCGTCTGCAGGAATAGCTCCGTTAGGTGCAGTAACTGCCGAAGATGCGGGAGCTGCAGGAGCAGGATTCTGGGCAGGATTATTGCCAGGAGTAGGTTGAGCCGGAGCTGCAGTTTGTTGAGCAGGCTGACCTTGGCCGAAGATTTTATCAAAGAAAGACATGGTAGATTCCTGAAGGAGTTAAGATTGATCCGCGTTGATGGAAATATTCTGGGCGCCCGGATTCATTTGCGCTTCAGAACTAGCTGAAAGAGTGAGAAGATACTGGAGAGCATCCAGTTGGCCACGCAGGTAAGATTCTTTTTGAGCAGTTGCTAAAAGATTTTGGTAGTCCGGCTCGAAGTTATTTTTCTGAATTGCAATCTGTGCAATCTGATTTTGAAGAACTTGTTTCTGAGTGATTGTGAGAATGGAGCCGGCCAGGAACTCATCGGGGGTGAGATTCCAGGATTGGAAAGGTGAATCGTGATTAAGCGTTGCCATTGGTCATACCTCCAGTTGATCCAGACATTTGTGCCTGAGCTTGAGCTTCCGGATTTTGCATATTCGGATCATAACCGAACTCTTGAGGCTTAGGCATAGGAGTGCTGATTTCCATTCCCTTCTGTGCAGCCAACATTGCAACTTGTTGCCAGGCTCCCATTGCTTGCTCATACGCCTGCTGCTGCGGAGATTTCTCGAAAGGAGTAAAATCGACGTTCTCAGTACGGATCAGATAAGAGAAGAGTTGGGCAACATTGTAGCCAGCAGCCAGAGTCTGGGAAGATGCAATAGCTTGGAGAGCAACTTTCTGGGTATCAGATTTGATGACCTTATCAGCAGGGAGCAGGCCATCAGTGATCTTGAAATTGATAATTGCTTGGCGCAGAGCTACAGGATCAACATCTACAACTTGTTTATTCGAGGGAGAGTAGATGGATGTAGGACCTTGGTACTGAAGCATGTTGAGTTTCAGCACCTCTTTCAGAGGAGTAAATACTTGTGCTTCATAGAGAAGAGCTGTGATCTGATCTTGGGAAGTGGCATTGGACATCGTGGATTCCCACTGTCCATCTGTTTTATTTCCTTTGACAAATTGTCCTTGTCGCGCCTGATTCTGACCTTGGAGGACATTAGCAAACTGGGCGAGAGATTGAATCTCCTGCATCGCAATGCCAGCTTGATCATCCCGGAAAGGAAACTGGTAAACAGATTCACCGACAGGTTTTCCATATGCGGAGGGGCGCACAGGAATCTTAGCTGAGGGATTAGGATTATTCATATGACCTTCTGCAATACGAGAAGGATCATAAAGAACTCGATCTGTAACTGCGCGCCGGCGACCTGCAAGAACAGAGTTCATCAGGGCAGAAGTTACTTGCTGGAAAGGCAAAGCATCCTGAGCAAGAGATTTGGTTTGGTAAACAAGACCATCTTCTGAGGGGCAGCCGAAAAAGACAGGAATCTTTTCATGGGCATTAGTCTGGCGCTCAGCATAAATGATAACTGAGTGGTTGATGATAATCAGTTTCCAGACTTGCGGAGTGTTCGGAGCAGGAACACGCATGCCATGATCAGAAGGAATGATACGAACATACTCTGTGGAAACTTCGTAAATGCCACGATACTTGATGTGGCCAGCATTCTTTGGAGAAGTGGCAAGACCCATCCAAGTATCCCAATCATTCATACCCAGCAAAGCTGGATCGAGGAGTGCTTTACCATTGATTAGAGGGAGATAATAAGAGCATCCGAATTGAGCGGCACCCAGAGGATTGAGAACTGAGGGAGATTCAAAGGCGGCCGGGATGTTTTCAATGATCTTGTTATCTAGCTTTGCAATGAATGCTTTCAGAGCAGTCCGCGACATAAGTTCGGTGCGGCCAGCATACTCACCTTTTTCAGGAATATCGTATGGATCAACACGAGTATCGAAATATGTGTTATAAGGATCCCAGCGGCGAACTTTATTACCTTCCCAAATCACTTGGCGAATGTTTGCGCCCTTGCCGCCTGGAGCAGTGGGATCAGTTTCTAGGGCAGCAGTAGTAACTTTGTCCCAGCAGATTTCAATGGCTGAGAGATTGTATTTAAAGCCATCCTGGAAAAAGAGGAGGAACTCTCGCACCCAGGAGCCACGAACAGAATTCTCTTCAATTACTGCTTGCATTTGTTTTGCAGCAGATATGAATTGAGGCGCGGAGACTACACCAAACATTGGGTAGTCGGTGAGGAATACAGCGGCTTGGTAAGCTACAGCAGCGCGGACTTGCGGCTTGATAATTGGAACAGTGATATTCTGAATCTTATTTGCATCACCGATGATATTAGCGAGCTGAAGCTGAGCCTGCTCTTTTGTCATATCAGCTTCACGAATGTACGCGACATCGATCAGTCGCATAGACTCGCGAATGTTCCACTGCTTTTCCATTAAGGTAGGAGCAGTACGGTGGAATTGGATGAGAGACTCTTGCGAGACTTTGGAGATTGTGAAAGCTTGGGTGGCTGCCATGAGGAGATGATCCTAGTTTTTACGGGCCGCTTCGTTTAAGGCCCTGTTAATGATAGTCTGAATAATTGCAGAAGAGTCAGTCTTTGGAGCGGTAAGAGGATCTGAGATAAGACGATCTAAATCTGATCCGTAGTATTGCATAGATGGAATCGAGCGAGTATTTGCAGCTCTCATAGCTTCAACGGCCGAAGCTTCTCTTTCTCCTGCAATACGGAAATAAGATTCCAGTGCTTGGTTATCGGCGGTGCGCAAAGCCTGCTGTTTTTTTGCTACCACTTCCTGCCGCCTCATGATTGTAGCAACCGACTCAGGATCTGTCTTTTTCTTAAACAACTCCATGAGCCCATTATCAACACTATCGATGTGTGCTTTAGCTTCTTTAAAAGCCTGTGGGTCTGTTAGAAACTGTCTAGGAGACCCGCCTGGATTCATGTTAAACTTTGTCTGAACAGCATGCTGAGTCTCGTGCAACAGAGTTTGAAGAAACCGCTCTGGGGAGTTATCAGATGCAATACGAATTATGTCCTCGTCTGGAAAGTAAGCAGCTCCACGAAACCCTCCAAATTCGTTAATTACCCGAGTATTTTTCAACTCCGGAATTGCAGCAAAGAGTTCAGGATGATCAAGAACCTCTGGAAGTTTACGAATGTCACTGGTTCCGATGTGCACATTCATCGAAGGTCCATCAGAATTAATAGGAGATTGCCTGCGTAACACACCTACTTCTGCAGGAGAATCACTGTAGCGGAGTTTAGCTTTTGAGTCGTCAATTATTGCTCTAAGCACTCCATCGTCTACATTCTCAGGCAGCCGAAAAATCCCGGTATACTTCTCAACCTGAGCAGCATCGATGCCTTCTCTTAATGCTTGATCCGCTTTCTTAACTTGTTTAAGAGATTTCACTAAAAATGCAGGAGCAATGATCGCCTGGGTAGCAGCGATAGGATTCATAAAACTACCTACAAGTTCCCCCTGCCTACTATCTTTCTTCGTTCCAGTCACCGCAGAAAACAGCTGTTCAGATCTATCTTTCTCTCCAAAACTCTTAACCTGCCCAGCCAGTTGATCTGCTGCATCCATAAGAAAACCTGGGATGTCTGTAGTGACAGATTTTACAGCTCCTCGGATTGCACCAAGAACAAAATCCGCTGCAGACTGTGCGCGGTTTTCTGCCGTATCGCGCTTTTTAGGCGGATCAGTTAGACGATTAAAAATCTCTGAGCGCTCTGCCATGAGGATTCCTTAGAGATTAGAAATCAGAGGTTTCCAACTCTGAGCGGATAGGAATTGCATTAACATCCTGGATATTTAATGTAAGCTGAGATGCAATGTATTCTCCGTAGAGTTCAATCACCTTAGGAGCATAAGTCACACAATCCAGAATACCGTCCACGTTGTTGGTCTTTGTTGGGTTAAAAGATTGGATCTGAGATGTTACTTGGGCGCGGCATTCTGAAGAAAGATATGTCTCTCCAGCAAGAAGCGCTTTAAACATATCCAGAATCCGCGCATTTTTAGACCGCTTGCCTGAATAGATATCTACGAAATTGATACCAATAATTCCCATCTGGGCACAGATAACTCCAGACCAGTAGAGCAGGGAGTATTGATATGCGTTAGATTCTACGGCGGCCAGGGTGCAATTCCATTTGAAGCAGAGTTTAAGGGCTTCCTTAATAGTATCACCGGGGGACAGGCGACCTTCAATGATTTCTCTGCATACAGGTTTCTCATCCCAGATTTCAAAATATCCTAAAGTAACTGCATCAGAGTTTGCTTTATCTCCTGATGGATCGATGATGATGTAATTACCTTGGTGCTGAGATCCTGGGAAGTCTGATTCGTAGGGGCACTGAGGAATCTTAGATGTGTCGATCAGTAGGTTAACTGATGCGTTTTCATCATTGAGAACTTCAGCATAGAAAACCTCGGGTCGCCCAGATTGTTGGTCATTGGCGAATTCTTTTAAAAGCTGTTCTTTCGGTTGTAGATCTTCCCAGAGAGATTCTACAGAACCGTCCTCTTTCTGCAGCAATCCACCTGCAATGAATTTAATCCAGGTAGGATTCTGTTTGATCCGACGGAGAAGCGACCATTTGGTCGGATACATGTTCCCCACAAAGATGAATAAACATCCATGCGGAGATTTGGCTTTCATCGCAGTACCATACAGATCAGTTTCAATCTGCTGGGAAACTGTTTCTGAGTCTGCATCTTGGCGAGATTGAATATCATCAAACACCATTACATCTGGACGCTGATGTTTTACGTTCAAGCCCCGAACAGATTCTACGGTACCTGCTGCAAGAACAATGGTACGGCCACGAAAACCAAATTTTTTCAGGACTTGCTGGTCAGTTTCAATTCCAACGCGCCAATCGCCGAATAGGGAACGGATGTTGGGCTCATCAAGAAAGTCGCAGACATCGGAGATTATTGCAATAGCTTTGGGAAGAGAGTTCGCACAGACTAGAATGAAGGAGCGTCGAGTAAATAAGATAACGTACAGGAGAAAGATTTTGATGAAGGTTGTTTTAGCGAATCCCCGAGGTAATCCAATGGCCAATTGGGAGAAGTCTCGTTCTTTGTGAATGTAAGAGAGTAGCCAGGTCCAGATTGCTTTGAAAACAGGTGGGAATACATAGCGGAATACCAATGGCAAGGCGAGGGCGGCCAGGAAATCTAAGGATTGTTTAGCTAATTCTTGGGCCTCAGTCGCGGAAACTGATACTTGACTGGTAGTCTCTTGAGGAATCTCTTCGGAAGGCTGAGATGGAGCGCCTAGACCTAGAGATTCTTCTGTGTATTTAGTCATCTGAGAGGATCAAGTTCCGAATTTCCGCGGAAGAATAGGAGCCCGAGCAAGTTGAGACTGGATTTGAAGCAAATGGAGCCGGGCCGCTTCTTTGTTTTTCTGCTCCAGACGAGTTTTTTCCTCAAGCTGCTTCAGAGCTTTCATTTCGGCTTGGCTGAGGGAGGACATTTTGAGGCACCTTTTGAGGAGATTGAAGGAGTGCAGGCAATCGACCTGATTGTACAGTAATAAGATCTTGTTGTCCAGCTTTTACTACCTGGTTTCTGGCATCAACTGTAACTTGTTGGATGATTTGGATAGGAAGAGTGAGAGAAATAACAGTTTGCTGTTGGTGGATTTGTTCGGGAGCAGAAGATCCGCGGCGTTTTGCTTGATTGATACGTGTGAAAGCATGGATGATTTCTGATGGTTTATACATCATCGGAATAATATTCTCAAGCTTCTTGATCAGAGCATCTTCTAGCTCATCTAGCTTATCATCTCTGCGATTATGTTTCAGGAGAGAATTGAATCTCCGCTCTGCAACCGCCCGGGCGAAAGTTTCCTGCGCCAGGAACTGAGAAATCAGGCTTTCAGAAACTCCTAGGGCCGCCGCAACTTGGGAAGGTGAGGCTCCAACACCTAGGAGATCTAGAGCTTGTGATTCTGTGGTGGTAGCGGTGAGAGAATGGTTAGACATGGGAGAATCCTCTGAGGGATGATGAATGATAAATGGCATAGCCATCTAAATGTATTGGGGATAGTAAAGCAAAGCTGGGATTCATACCGCAGGTGGGATAGTTGAAAAAATTTTAGAAAATTTAGAGTGGTTCCTTAGGAACAGCAGCCCAGCCAAACCCAAAAAAGCCTCCACCCCTCCCACTTTGTGAGTGAGTGCTTACTTCCTGCTGCGCAGTTCCCATATGTGAGTGAGTGCTTACATTGTTATAGGGAAGCCGGGATAGAATGTGAGTGAGTGCTTGCATACTTGTTGCCTGGATGGGAGAGAGCAGGGCGGAGCATGGTAAGCTAGTGAGTGCTTACTACGGAATGTAGGGGATATGTTAGGGTTTACCCTTAGAAATTGGGAGTGTTAAATATAAGCGACTGAATACCTGAGCACCGACATGGGATATTGTGCGCTAAGTGGTTGATTCTAAAGGGATTTCACATTGTGAGTGTCGGGATTGTTGACATGGTGCGGTGCAACATGGGAGTGTGAATATTCACAATGTGGCTAAGTGGTTGATTTCATTGGGTTTTTTGGATCTGGCACGCGGCGTGCTAATATAGAGTACCGGGTCGTCCGGTGGATTTAAGAAACGGGAGATTGAAAAATGCCTAGTGAACTGCGACTCAAGAAACTGCCCGGTAGATGGGTTCGTATCCTGGCGGTTTGGGGTTTGGATGATGTTTCACAACATGAAACCCAGGATTGGAAAAAAACACTAGCTGCGCGCGGGTGGAGTAATGTGCCGCGGGTTTGGGAATAGTTCATTGATCTAGCATCCTATCCGGGTGCTATCCAATGCCCTAGATTCCTAGGTCAGATTGCACACTTATGTGCAGGAGAATCTATCATGTCGAATGTGTCCACTGTTCACGACCTGAAGCCTTTCAAAGCGGGTGACAAGCCCTTGTCAGGTCAGCGTCTAGCGAAGATTGGTTACAAGAAAACCAAGAATCAAACCAATCCGCTGCAATCTGTCGCGGTTTCGGTTCCTTTCATCGATCCCGCCAGCATCACTTCCAACATCACCAAGCTCCTCCCGTATGTCTGCAACATGCTGGAATCCGCTCAGGATGGCATCATTCGCGGATTGTATGAATCCAGCGGCGGAAATCTGAAGATTGTGCAGGATTCGGAAATCTCTGTAGAAGCCTGCATTGGTTTCCTTGAAGCCGAGGCAGCCGGAAATCGGCTCACTTCCGATGCGGTGGAAAAGTGGTTTGATGCGGAATTGTCCGACAATGTTTTTGCCATGCTTGCGCAAAAGCTCGGGTTCCTTTCAGTGGATTCAACCCCAGATGCCACTCTCACGGATGCGCAGGAACTCACAGTTCAAAAGCATGTCAAGGTTTATCGGGATGTTTTGGCATCACTGGCAGGTGGAAAAACCATGTTGGCAGATAAGCAGATTCGCGGTTGCCGGAATGCGCTGGCACTCGCACCTGATGCGGATGATCAGATGGTTTCCCGTCTGTCTGCGCGTCTGGATACGATGGAGCGAAAGAATAGCGAAGATTTCATCGATCTCTAGGCTTCGCCTATTTACTCCCCGGTTAATTCTGGGGTGTTTATTTCCACGCTATGAATTAGTTTGGAAATAAACACTATTAATCTTTCCTGCCAGACCGCCAGACTGTGAGACTGTGACCCCTCCCACGGGCATGCCCCTCCCGGTGATATCCATATACACATGATCTATCTAATGTATATGTATATTTCCATATGTATATATGTCTTTAATTCTTATTTTTTAGTAGGGGGTAGATATACTCTAAGCACTTACAGATACCTATACTAGATGCTCTCTAGTTAGATGGTAGATGTTTAGATTGTGGCTGGAGGGGTTGACATGACCCCGAGCCGGGCTTACAGTCTGACAGTCCCACGGGAAAGATTCAAGAAACAATTTTAGGAGAAAACGATCATGAGTGAAATTGCACGCTGGGTCCGTAAGTGTCAAGAATGCGGACATATTCAATCCGCGATTAAACCTGACCCGGAAAAAGAATTAACAGACTCTTATCGAAATAGTAAGTGTCGCCGCTGCAAAAGTGAGGGTTTAGACTATGGGCAAGAAATGAAAAGCGCAGAGATTGTGCGGCGAGAGATTGAAAACGAAGATTGAGTCTATTTCATGCATCCATTATCTAGGTGGGTGCATCATAATAGACTCACAATTGTGTGATTCTAGACTCTAGGATATGTCATGACAATCCAAATCATTGATGGTGGATCTTCCCCTGCAATCATTCGACAACTCTGGATTGCAGATACTGCGGAAGAGTTGCAGAAGAAATCTGAAGAAATGATTTCTCGCTATCATCCCTGCGGCTATGGTACGAAAGTATCTACTCCTGCACTCTGTGAAACTGTGCCAGGAGTGAAAAGATACGCGGGAAAGTTTTTCTGTAATTTCTCTCGCTACACTTCGTGTGATTGATAGCTGAATCCACAAACCTAGACTCTGATTATTCGGGGTCTATCTTGTGTGTTCCCTCAACTCCTATTAGGAGATTCTATCATGATTTTCGATCATTTCATTTCTCCCATCACTGGAAACCCCATCATTGTTCCGGTAAATAATCCCGGACAGATTGATGCCTGGGAATTTGCTGTGATGATTGCCGCCGCTTTTCCTTACTGGCAGCCGCCTGAATTTTCTAAGCAAACTCAATTCAATTTCAATGTCTGCTGCGCGGATGGATATGACAATGGAATTGAATTCACTGGCTCTGCTCCCTAATTCCCTAACTCCCCTGCATGCTGAAATTGGTAGACAGAACAGACTTAAAATCTGTCGAGCTTTGCTCGTATCGGTTCGAGTCCGATTGCAGGGACCATCCCCCTAGAAACTAATCTATGAATAATTATTCTCCTCTTTCTCTTTTCTTCCGTGCCTGCCTAATTGGTGGGCTTTTCTGTTTGTGTTTCTATCTCTCAGGTTGTGGTGGACATTCAGAATCTGAGTCAGAAGATGTAGATTCTCAAGAATCTACACAATCAACACCTAAAACTACACAGCCTGTGAATTGTGTGAATAATCCTACTTGCAGCTGAAAGGAATCCTAATGACAGGCGAACAGAAATTCCGACCATATTTCACAGCAGCAGAATTGCAAGAAATAATCACCTGCTTGAAATCTCATCCAACTCCTCGCAGACTGACAATCTGTCAATACCTAGAAGGTTTTGTTCTCAAAATCAATCATGGTATTGTTTCCCCTGCCCACACAAATAATCCATCCCTAGAACAAAAACTAGGATTTCCTGATCCATCCACTCCAATTCCTATCTCTCACAATCTAACAGGAGAAGCAGCCTATAACAAATGGCTTGTATCTCCTACCTCCGCCACTCCAAAAGAAATAGCAGAAGCTATGAATTGGAGATATCTTAATGATCTTATGTCACCTGAAGAGGAAGCTGAATATGAACGCACTCG